AAGAGAGTATGTTATCGTATACAATGGTGGTAGATTTTGTGAGTAAGGAAACCACGCTCCATGATTATAATTCACTCCTCTTCCTTTGTCATCAATCAAAAACTCTTTGAATTTTTCCACTGCTACTAAAGAATTATACTCTTCACCTGCACTGAACCAAGTATCAATTGCCTCTTGATGATCGTCAAATAAAGGGGTGGTGACATGACACCATACAACTGTAGTATCATTTGGTTCGGGGACTTTACTCGCTATCTCATGTATGACATCACTCCAAGGTTTTACATTATCGCAGTATTCTACATCACGTTCAAGCACAGTAATCTTATCGTGTGACACATCTATATCTTTTTTATTTGTGCTGATGTAGATGTGATCTAATACTTCAAGTTTCAACAATTTTTCTAACAAAATATCCAACAAAGATTTGTCATCAGAAAAAGATTTGAAATTTTTACTAGGGACTCTTTCCGATGTTTCTTTTACAGGGATTACTGCTACTGTTCTCATAATAATTTCAATTGCCTCATGACATTACAAGAATATCCATATTCATTATCGTACCACAAAACTAATTTGATAAGGTTGTCACCGATTACATTCAACCAACGAAGGTCATTTATACATGAGTATTCTTCACCTATGTAATCTGTAGATACTAATGGTTCAGATGAGTTCTTGATAATTTTATATGTTTGATTCTTTTCATATTCTAGCAACAATTTTAGAAGATTGTCTTTGGTTACTTTATCATTTACATAATAAGTGATGTCTGCAGACCCCACTATTTGTAATGGTGTTCTGTATGACATAGATCCTATGTTAGGTATCTTCAACACTCTGTATACCTCGTCCATGGCACTTGTTGGTTTTGGTATCATGTTATTTACAGCAGACCTTCCAAGTGGATAGTGATAAAATGTTTCGCCAGGTTTACCCCATGATGCAGGTGATCCATCCATGATGTTTTGATAACTCAACCATGGATGTAGTGTGGTGACGTATCCAGACGTAATGTGATAAGTGTCATCAATCAATTTTGTTATGGGTGCTATAGCAGTGGCATCACATATGCTTGCTGATATCACTCTCTCTCCTCTATATTGTTCCTCATTGACACCAAGCACCATAGTAAAATCAATATCATCAGTGCAGTGGGTGAATATAACTTTTGGTGATATGTGTTTTGCTCGTATCACATTCTCATGCACACCTGTGCAATCAACTACAATATCACAATCCCACTCGACCTCATCAATATGTTCGCAATGTGAGGTTCTTATATTGTCTAGTGATACCTCACGTTTACCATATATTGTATCGTACTTCAACATGTACAACCAATTTGTTGTATCGAGATGCAATTCATTTATCGCTACTATCTCTACATCAGGATCCTCTTTCGCTAAGTGAAAGATATGTTTTCCTATTCTACCTAACCCATTGATACCAATTCTCATCTTGCCAAATACTCCTTTGCAATTTTCTCTACTTTTTTGTATTTCTCTTCATCCCATGTGTGATCAAAATAAGAATATGTTCTAGGTATCTCTATTTCCCATCCTGTTTTATCTTTGTAACTGTCTAAATCTAGATCAAAGTATTGAAATGGTATGTCATATTTTCTTAGAAGAGATGTGGTTACATTGATATCATTATTCCATTCATCAAGATATGCCCAAATTTTTTCTTGAGGTGCATCAAATAATCCAACCTCATCGTATTTGTAAGTCCATATACCATCATTATTATCCCATCTACCTACAGGATAATCATCGAGAAAAGTAATTGTTTGATGAAGTATATTTGATTTGAATGGTACAATATTATTTGCCGACTTTATTATTTGCAAATTATTTTTTATGACTTCTTCAGACCACATGTATGCGTGAGTTACCAAGTCAACACCATCAAAAATTTCATCATAATGTTCCCTTAGAATATTATCACTTAGTCTTTGTTCGCAAAATTTCTTTCTGTGATTGCACAACATCTCATGATATATGAGAGTGTTTAGATACTTTTCTGTTGTGTATTTTTCAACGTGTTCCTCTTTATATTTTACTGACTTTTTTTGTTTGTTTTCTATTTCTCTATCTTTTATTATAGAGTCTTTGGTAATATTACTTTTATTCTGTGACATGTATCCTCTGATGCCACCATACCTTTCAATCTTATGCTCACTATACGTGTTTGATTTTAGAGTATCAAATTTTTTATTTTTGTGATAGTATATGTGATCAATATTCAGATCAATCCATTCTATACCCTCATGATAATTTACTTTACACTTCTTTTTTCTTATCCAATAACCACTATGTGTCCATGACAACCATGTTTTGCTATTCAGAATAGCATAGTTTTTCATGTGGGTTTTTCCTCCACATGGATATCCCCAGTATATTATCACTTACAACATCCCTTCGATCCTTCGTCATATGCATGGTCAGTCTCTTTTAGTATGGGAGTGGATGGTGTATTAGGATTCCACGGAAAAGGAACTCCAGTCTTATTACCATCGTCAAGAGGAGACTCTTTGACGTATCCAATATACTTTTGATTTGCATCCAATTCTAATATTTCATTTACTCTTTCATCATACCACGCAATTGGTATTCCTATATCTAAAGATTTTAAGTATTCCTGTTTGTACAAATATAGTAATTCATAACTTAGAAAGGTTGGATTATTGAATTGATGTAATTGATCTAGGAAATGTCTTGTTGTAGACTCTTCTCGTATTCTACTTTGTTGATTATGAAGTATGTTTTGATCCCTACCGATGACTAAGATCTTAGTTGTAAGACCCAACGATTGAGCACTCGTGCAAAACTGCACCACGTTTGGACACCATTTCGTCCCTTTACTTTGTATGCCAAGTGGGATACTGATAGAGGTAAAAAAATATTGACTCTGCGACCAGTCGAATTTATGCAGTAGGGTTGGATCTTTCCAATACTCTGCAAAGGGTTCGCTAAAACGGTGTGCTTCCCAATAGTTGTTCAGCAAACTTTTCCAACCAAAAACATCTTGGTGTAGCGATAGAATTTTAGACCAGAGGTGGTTGCCCGAACCTTGCGGTCCCGTGAGCACGACAAGTGTTTTGTTATTCATGATATAATCCCTAACACTAATTATAACATAAATAATCTGGACTGTACATACAGTTACAATAGGTACATACCATAATGGCAAATCCAAAGATTAAGATAAAGCGATCTAGTGTCGCTGGCAAAGTCCCACATTACCCCTCTACACTGGACTTAGGGGAATTTGCAATCAACACTGCAGACGGTAAAGTCTTCATAGCAGCAGGTCAAGCAGGTGTTGGAGTCGGAACAACAGTAAGAGAAGTTGGGTTATCAACTGAAAATGTATTAGCACAGAGTTTACAAGTAGATGGAAATACAGATCTAAACGGTGCAATAGATGTAGACGGACATACTAATCTAGACAATGTAAGTGTATCAGGTGTCACAACTTTCAGTGGCAACGTAAAGTTTGGAGCACAGGTGCTCGATGGTGATGGTGGATTTGGTTCTAATGGACAATTATTATCATCTGACGGAACAGATACTAAGTGGATCAATGTGGGAGCAATCTCAGCTGGTGCTGCTGCATCTGTTGGTGTCTCTGCTGATAGCACAAACAATACAAGATTCCCTACATTTGTATCTGGATCGACTGGAAATAGATTTATAAGAGTAGACTCAACATATAACTACAACCCATCCACAAAGACTCTCAACGTAGCAAAGATAAACCAAATCAACACAGTTGGTTTATCTACCATAGGTGGATTCACCTTCCCACTTATTGAAGACGATGGGAGTAATGGGCAGGTGCTTGCTACGGATGGAGCTGGTACGCTCTCATTCGTTACAGCAGAAAGTGGATCAGGTACAGCGACAACCATATCTCAAAACGCTTATACTGCTACAGCAGGTCAGACTACATTTACATTACCAAACTTACATAATGATGGTACAAAGACATATCCTGTTGAAGTATTCTTCAATGGTGTCAGAGCAAGAGTAGGTGCAGGTGCATCATTCGACTTCCAATTATCTGGCACTCAACAGATTGTATTCAACAGTGGACTTGATGTAGGAACAAGAGTTGTTACAAAAGTAGGTTATGGATACACCGTAGATGAAAGACAATTTACAGCATCACAAGGTGATACCACATTTACAATCACAGGTGAACAAGCTGCACAAAATAAATTTCACTGCTATCTAAACGGTGTGTTACTAAGACGTGGTACAGATTACACTGCTGGATCTCCAATTGTTCTTACTACAGCAGCGAAAGCTGGAGATGAAGTCTGTATAATGAATGCTAACGCTGAAGATTTTTTCACTGCTAATGAAGGTCAAACGAAATTTACTGCAACAGATACAAGCACCACAGCTGACAACACTCAAGTATATCTCAATGGTATCTTTATGGAGGTTGGTACAGATTATACGTTAGGTAGTCCATCAGTCACAATCATCAACCCTGCTACAGGATTGACTGCAGGTGACAACTTTGATATTGTTATCACTCGATAAATAAGAACATGGCAATCGCTTCTAGACAAGACCTCATAGATTACGGTAAGAGACAACTTGGTGCTCCCGTTCTCGAAATCAATGTTTCTGAGGAACAAATCGAAGATAATTTAGATGATACTATAACTCTTTATCAGGATCGTCATTATGATGGTGTTGAGAAGATGTATTTGAAACATAAAATTAGTAAAGACTTTACTGATACCATACAAGCAACCAGTGCAGAAGGTCGTGAGACATCACTTGGTATTACAACCACTACAAGTTCAAGTGTAAACATCACAGGTATAGGTGCTACTACTTTTGACTTTGATGAGACATCAAACTTTATTCAAATACCAGATGCAGTCATAGGCATAGAGAAAGTATGGAAGGTTGACAGTCGTGCGATAGCATCAAACATGTTCAACATAACATATCAGTTATTTTTGAATGAGATATACTACTTCAGTTCCATGGAACTGTTGAGTTACACACAGACAAAGAGATATCTTGAGGACATAGATTTTATATTACATCCAGACAAACAGATAAGATTCAACAGAAGACAAAATAGACTATACATTGACTCTGACTATAGTAGTATGAAGGAGGATGATTATCTTATCATAGAGTGTTATAGAGTATTAGATCCTGAATCGTACACGAAGGTATACAACGATAGGTGGGTCAAGAGATACTTTACAGCAAAGTTGAAGAAACAGTGGGGTCAAAATCTCATCAAGTTTCAAGGAGTCAAATTACCAGGTGGCATTGAGTTGAATGGTAGAGCGATATACGACGATGGTGTTGCAGAGATAAAAGAACTCGAAGGTCAGATGAGCACCGAGTACGAATTACCACCACTTGACTTCATTGGATAATGGCACTGAATCCGTTCTTTTTACAAGGTAGTAAGGGGGAGCAAACTCTCTTACAAGAACTGACTAATGAACAGATAAGAATGCATGGCATTGAGTTCATCTACATGCCTCGTGTTCTTGTAAAAGATTCTAGTGTGATGAGAGAAATTACAAGTTCTAGGTTTGATAGATCATTTCCAATAGAAGGTTACATATCATCATACGAAGGATTTGACGCTGGATATAATTTACTTACCAAGTTTGGTGTAAGATCTACAGCAGAGATGAAGATTGTCATCTCTTCAGATAGGTATTCAAATAGCATTGCTCCTTTACTCTGGAAGTTGAAGGGTGCAGCAGTAGGTCCTACAGGAAGAGCAGAGGATCAAACAAGACCATTTGAGGGAGATCTTATGTATTTCCCACTTAGAGATATAATATTTGAGATCAAGTATGTAAATGATATTGAAAACTTTTACATGCTAAGAGATACCTATACCTATGAACTCACATGCGAACCATTCGAGTACAGCGACGAGGTTATCGATACTGGTATTGATGAGATAGACGATGACTTTGATGATGAGGGTTACAATGTCACTATGATACTTGGAGATGCAGGTGCGAGAGCAACAGCATCAGCAGGTATAGTCAATGGTGGTATTCATAAGATAGATCTTATAAGTGGTGGCACAGGATACACTAATGCACCAAGAATTATTATTGAACCACCTGTAGGAGGAGTCACTGCTACTGCTGTGGCGATCACATCAACAACAGGAACACGTAACTTCAAGTCATTACGTGTAGAAAGTATTCAAATAACAAATCCAGGTGCAGGTTATACTACCATACCTGATGTTCAATTTGTAACTGAAGATGGAAAAGGTTCAGGAGCATCAGCGATAGCTGGAGTGGGTACTGAAGGAGTCATAGGTCCTGTTACACTCAACTTTATTGGGCAAGGATACTTCACTCCACCAACCGTCACATTCAGCAATGCACCTGCAGGTGGATTTACAGGTATCGCTACAGCGACTATCAATACCACAACTAATCAGGTCAGTGCAATCACCGTGACAAACGCAGGTTATGGATATACCGTTGCCCCAACAATCACTGTTGGTGCTGCATCCACAATAGGAAGTGGTACATTCAAGTATGGTGAAATAATCACTGGTGAATCATCGCTCACAACAGCGTTTGTAACTAAGTGGGACACTACCACAAATACTTTACTCGCAAGAAATCTATCTGGAGACTTTGCAGTGGGTGAGAATATTGTCAATGTCGGATATGGCACTGCTGTATACACCCTAGATAGTATCGACTATAGTGATGATGATGCTTACGAAACTGGTGATGATATACAAACTCTATCCACAACAAGCATCTTAGACTTTACAGAAAAAAATCCATTTGGTGAAGTATAATGTTAGGAAGTTATTTCTACAATGAGACGATAAGAAAGACTGTTATTGCTTTCGGAACTCTATTCAACAACATAAAAATTAAGAGATTTGCTGCTGATGGAAAAGCAATAAATCAAATCAAAGTACCAATAGCGTACGGACCTATGCAAAGATTTCTTGCAAGGATAGAACAACAAGCAAACTTTGATGACAATGTTGCCATATCTTTACCTAGAATATCATTTGAAATCACATCCTATGCATACGATCCAAGTCGCAAGTCTTCACCCATAACAAAATTTACAGGTAAGGGTTCTACTAAAACAAAACACAAAAAAGTATTCCTTCCAGTACCATATGAAATAGGATTCAGACTTAGTTTTGCAACTAAACAACAAGATGATTCTCTTCAAATACTAGAACAAATACTACCTCACTTTCAACCATCATTCAACGTTACTGTGAATATGTTAGAGGGTGTGGAAGAAAAAAGAGATATACCCTTTACACTTTCAAATGTATCGTTTGTGGATGAGTATGAGGGTGATTTTTCTAGTAGGAGATTCATACAATATGACCTTGATTTCATATCAAAAACATACTTCTACTCTGAGGTACCTACAGACGAGTCTGGTATTATCAAGAAGGTACAAGTCGATTACTCTACCAATATCAGAGCACCAAGAGCACAAAGATATACTGTCGTACCACAAGCAGTAAAAGATTATAATAATGACACTGCAACTACCATCACTGCTGCTATAGACTTGAAACAAACACTGATATCTGTATCATCTGCTGCATCATTATCCACTAATACATACATCGAAATAGATTCTGAAGTGATGAGGATTAGAGAGATCAATGGAACTAACTTACTCGTACGGAGAGGACAGTTTGGAACCAAGGTGGCAGAACATTTTTCTGGTGTCGGTATATCTCAAGTTGATTCGCAAGATAATGCTTTGATTGAGGTGGGTGATGAGTTTGGTTTCACTGAAAGTAAATCATTTTTTGACGTAGATGGACTGGAATATAGCACAGTTCAAGGTGGTGATATCTAAATAATTAAAAAATCTACCGAATACTCCGAATATTTGCCCTGTCATTATTTGGAAAAGCATGTCAAACTCTTATGATGCTATTGATAAAGCACTAGATGTGAAGTCTGAAATAGTTCGTGAAAAAAGAAAACTAAGTAAC